TGGGGTGCTGATGGATACGAACTTATCGTCTACCGCCGCCTTGCCGAATGCGAAGGTGTCCAGCCCACCGTCACTGGTGAACCCGTTGGCGATGTTGTTGGTCTCCAACCGGAAGTCGAGGTCTTGCGAGTCCTCATTGAATATGAACCCGGTGGACCCGATACTCAGCATTTCGCGGGCGGTGCCCCCGATCATGGTCTTAAAGACCACGTCCCCGTCTTCCGATCCGTTCGAGACATCGGTGAAGTAGGTTTCGATTTCGGCAAACGCCGTCTTGTTGCCCGCGTCATCGTCTCCCTGGATGAGGATCTCGATGCCGTCGTTGTCCCCTACCGTTCCACTAACCGGATCGTGGCGAAGGCGGAGACCCGTGCGTATGCCCCCCGCCGCCGCACTGATGTCCGTGATTTCCGGCACCCGGATACGCAGACCATCGGATGCGGCGGTATCGGTGTTCATCATCGTTTCGGTGGTGCCGTCGAGGATCTTGGCTAGTGTATTCGGATTGGCATCGATCTCGCCCCCCTCGATCACATCACCGGTGCCGTCCCGCGCCGAATTGTCAGTGAGACTGTCTAGTGTAGGTGTGCCCATGGTCTTGCTCCGTTTATTTGAGTCCTTCGCCCGTCAATCGTGCTGTCGCTTGCGTAACGCCCGCCCGCACCGCGTCTTGTCGGGCGGATGCTGGCTTTTGAGCCGCCTTGCCGCCCAACCATATATTTTGGGCTTTTGGCATTGTGATTGATTCGCTCAACTTTTTCATCATGCCAAGCTGTATAGCCATCGACCCCTGCCCTAACAGTTGTTTAGCCTGACCGAGTGCTCCGCCCTGCTCACCACCACCCGCCTCTTCTGCCACGCCCCTGTAGGCTGAGTAAACTGGGCTAAAGCGATTCACGGTCCTGTGGAGTTCTACTAAGGCGGCGAGTTTCTCTGGTTCGCCTTTGAACATTTCTTGCCAGATTTCGCCATCGATACCGCCCGCCTTCTCAATCGCGGAGTTGAGCGAACTGATGTCGATTCCTTCTTCGACAGTTTTCGGATCGGGCTTTTGTTTTGCCATGAGTGTCTTGGGCTTGCCGGTATACAGGATGTTTTGCAGATACCGTTGACGGGCCAATTCAAACGATTCTTGATTGAGGTATTCCCGCGACTGTCGGATGTTCGTCACCGAATCAAACATCTTCGGAACCAGATTATCACCCTTACTTTCGTAGATGATCTTGCCCATCGGGTTTTCATCATTCTTTACATTCGGCCACCGCATCTTTTTGTACATGGCCCACTTGGTGTTGGCTTGTTGCATCAACGATGCGGCCTTGTCTGAATGCTTGGCCGCAGCATCGGACAGTTCCCGGCGGATGATGTCCCGCGCCATAAACTGTAGGCGGTCCCCGTCATCGGTAGGACCGGAAATATCTTTGCGTAAGGACTTATACCGATTATGCACCCAATCAAATTTGGCGGGTTTATACTCTATTTCCTTACCGGTGGTCTCCATTCCTTCTTTAACACCTGCAATTATTGTTTCAAACTCAGCTACAGTTGGGGCCGATATCTGCCCCTCCGGCATAGCTTGTTGAGGTTTTTCTATAGACAGACTTTCAAGGTCTTTGATGATGTTTTTAACTTTGTTGACCTTGGAGTTGACGCCCATCGCGGGATCGTCGTATGCCTCTTCCTCAATCAGGTTTTTAAGTCGCTTTATCAGATTCTTCGTATCGACATCCGACTTGCCCAATATCCTATTTGCTTCGCCGTAGAGCTCGTCTGCTTGGTTGTGTATTGCATCTACTTGCTCTCGATACGCTACACGCACAATGTTGCCGGTGTCTGTATTACTACGGACCTGAAATATTTCCGACCCCTCACCCACAATGCCTTGGACTTTGGTAGGTCTGGGTGGTCTCAGCATCTGTACCACGTTTTCCTTGTGCCGTTCCATGGCCTGTAGAATGTCTTGATTGACCTTCGCCAAGTTGGGCAACGCACTACTTGCTCGAACCACTTTCTTCGTAGCATACCGCACACCCACATCGAGCGGACGCACCACGGCGGGTACGTGCGGGTAACCGTATTTATCCAGCACCTTCACAAACTCATCGTCTATCGCTTGCTTGGTCAGTCCAACCCAACTCGCCAACTTCTCTGCTTGCGGGCCGATCAAAGGATATTGTTCCGTCAGTGATCCCGGCCCCGCCTTGGGCCGCGCAATCATACCACCCGCAAGGGTTTTGGTGGCACTTAGACCACGAGTGATGCCAGTGCCAAGAGCCCCGCCCAGGCCATGTCCCACCGTGCCCGATACTGTTGCTTCACGTTCGGGGTCAAGGACATCGCGGGTTGTTTCTATGCCCGCCCCCAACAGCGCATCTTGTATGTATTCTTTGGCGCGAGGGAACTTGGTCAGATAGGTCTGCAACCACTTAGACTGTTGCATGAGTTTATAGCCACGCATATAGGGCAACATGGACCCGGCGAACTCTCCGACATCAAACATCAACCCATCCGGTTTTTGGTAGGGGGGTGCGCCAACCCTTCGCATCATGCGCGATAAGCCCTGCGCCACAAACTCCGTGCCACCAGAAGTGGCCCCGGACGTAAGACCCTGCATCAAGTCCGGCAATCCAAGGGCCTCTTGTGCGCCCATCACAAGGTCAACAGGCGAATAACCCGGCCTCTTGGGCATATTGGCGTAGTACATATTCCCTGAGTCCGGTTGAGCCGCATCTGAATCGAATTCAGCTATACCCGGATGATTGGGGTCATTCTTGTATACGGTTTCGCCGATCTGCTCCAGTGTGATTTCGCCATCCTCTACCGCGATGTGCAGATCACCCTGTGCCTCTTTGTCCTCCACCATGGCCCGCATACCAAGAGCCGCATAATCAATCGCCATTATCGTTGCCCTTCTTTTCTTTATTGCTCCTTACTTCGTCTACACTTACTCGCTGCAATTTGATTTTTGGATCTGGCGCACCGATGTTGGTTTTGTAAAGCAACTTCTCCCTTATTTGTTCCCGATCCTCATCCGTTGCTGGATACTGATATTTTTGTTGCCATAAACCTAGGTAGAGTTCCTCCGACTGACTGTCGATTGACGTGACCAGCGACTCCATGATGTCCTGCAAGTACCCTGCCTCAAAGCGCGTAGTACCCAACAGGTCATTATAAAAATGCTCTTCTGTTGCACTTATCGCGGCACCCGTCCTTGCGCGTCTTACCGCATCGACCATGTTGTTCAGTTCAAAGCGAAAGTTGACCACACTCTGTGGAGTGCCTTCCCCACCTTTGAACGACCGTTCAAAATCTTCAAATCGCCCCTTCCACACACCGATGTGTTTCTTTACATCATCATCCTTCAAGTATTCGTATATCTTATCCGCCGATACCTGTATGCCTCTATTTTCCATCACCAATTTCGCTTGAGCAGAGGTCAAATTAAACTGAAAGGCATACGCATTATATACGGGTTCCCACTCTTGCAAAAGTAGGTTTGCTCTCTGGGGTTCTACTTGCGCCAGTTCAAGTTTCTGCCTTGCACTATCTATAGCCCGTTCGGGTGTCTCAAATCCTTTTTGTAATCCGATCATAGTCGTATTGAAAATGGCCTGTACCGTCTCGCTCTGCTTTTCTAGCCTTTTCCACTCGTTCTTCTTTTCTTCGTTTGATAATTTTATTTTTGATTCTTTTTCAAACCGAGTAAAACGAAGTTCGTCTTTAAACGTTTCTCTTGTTTTAAAGTCTGCAAACGAAGCCTCTTCTTTCCGTTTCGCAAAATTGAAGAAGATGTCCTTTTCAGAATTAGTCCATGGGCGGGACGTGCCGTTTCTAAACCACACTTGCCCTTCCCCGATTTTAGCTATCGGATTTTTTGTTTTTGCACTCTCCATTATCGCTTGACGTGCTCGCGGGTCCATTATTTCTATAACAGATCCGTCTGCTTTTAATATTTGTCCACTAGAAGCAATAACCTCAAGCGTCTTCACTGGTGGCTTGTCTTTACTTGGGCCGAGAACCCATTCAAGTTCACCGGTCTCTGGATCTGTGCGTTGATAAAACTGAGACTCTGGCACCGGTTTGTATGATGGATTTTGAAGTTGCTTTAACTGGGCATTTTTATACGCAAGATCAACTTTCCCTTCATCAACTTCCCTGTTCATCCCAAGTCGTGCATTTTCAGCCGCACCAATCAACGCCTGTCCTAACCCCGGAAATTGGCCTTCTGGCATGTTGGCTACTGCTAGTTTTACTGCCTCAGGTTCGCCCGTTTCCGCCATGTATTTCAGTCGTTGTAAAACGTCATTCTCACTGGCCCTTCGAGCCGCTAACTTTCGCGCTTCAGCCTCTTCCTCGCGCACCCCAAGCATTTGTCGGTTCTGTATCGCTTGCGGTAGCTGGTTACTGGCCTGTGAGAGACCCGCTAAAAATCCTCCTAGTGCCACATCAACCTCCTAACCATGATTGACCACCGCCCGCGCCTAGCCACGCCGTGCCCAGGTTGCCGAACAGGTTGCCGAGAGACTGACCCGCGCCGGGTTGACCGGCGGGGATATTGAAGGCTGGCATCGAGGGGTTGATCGTGCCCATGCCCAAGGCGTTGAGCATCAGTGAGAGGCCCTGTGCCGCTTGCTGATCGGTCCAGCGGTTCTCTGCGACTTGCCGGTCCAGAAACTGGAAGAAATCGCCTAGCGACTGCTGTTGATCCGTGTCCGTCAACTGTTCGTACCCCATGCCCGTCTGCGAGTAGAGTGGGACAATATTCTGCATGAGGTTGGTCTGCAACATGGCGCGTTCGTTCGTCTGACTGCGTTTGTGCTGCCTCCGCATATTGTCGGCAATGCTCGAATCGGTGATGCCCCTATTGACGAGGGACTGCTCAAAATCCGCATCCTCTTGAGCATGACGCATATCGAGATCGTCCATGAATTCGCCAATCGCCGGTATGCCATTCTCACCAAAGGGATCGTTGAGCATATCCAGCACCGACTGATTGAGGTCCGTGACGCCGGTTAATGCGGGGTCTGGCGCATTGTAGCTGTATACGTTGCCCGTGTAGGCATCGAGCTCCGCTTGCGAGACGGAGCCGTCACCATCCGCATCCATGTTCGCCTGATCATCACTGCTCAGTCCACTCAAATACGCGGACGGGTCTTGGCCCAGGAACTGTGATAGTTCGGCTAGCGTCATGCCGGGTGGATCAGGTGTATACGTCGAAGGGACTAAAGAAGCTGGGTCTACATCCGATGGAGGAACAACAGGCGCAACATCCGGTCTATCTGCCATTGCCGCTGGATTGGCAACCGGTGGAACAACAGGAGGAACAATAGGAGGAACATCCGGTCTATCTGCCATTGCCGCTGGATTGGCAACCGGAGGAACAACAGGAGGAACAATAGGAGGAACATCCGGTCTATCTGCCATTGCCGCTGGATTGGCAACCGGTGGAACAACAGGAGGAACATTTGGTCTATCTGCCATTGCTGCTGGGTTGGCAACCGGAGGAACAACAGGAGGAACATTTGGTCTATCTGCCATTGCCGCTGGATTGGCAACCGGAGGAACAACAGGAGGAACATTTGGTCTATCTGCCATCGCTGCCGGATTGGCAACAGGAGGAACAACAGGAGGAACATCCGGTCTATCTGCCATTGCTGCTGGATTGGCAACAGGAGGAACAACAGGAGGAACATCCGGTCTATCTGCCATCGCTGCCGGATTGGCAACCGGAGGAACAACAGGCAGATCCACCGGCCTATCTGCCATTGCTGCTGGATTGGCAACCGGAGGAACAACAGGAGGCATACCCGGCCTATCTGCCATTGCCGCTGGATTAGCAACGTTCCCACCCCCTTGGGTGTGTAAGAGGTTGGAACCCATTCCAGCCCCCCAATCTGGATTATTTTGCACCCACTTGAAAAATTCTCCCCCTCCAGCTTGTATAGCCTCTAGGAAGCCGGGAGGCAGTTGCCCATCGACATCGGACATATTGGTATCATCAATGACGTTATTAAAGGTACTGTTCTCCACACCCAGGGGACGCCCAAAAGCATCTGTGGTGGGGAGCTCGGGAAGAAATGGCATCCCCGGTCTACCCGCCATTGCCGCCGGATTAGCAACACGATCTACATCGTCCTCCGGCACCCATTGTTGTAATGTCGCGTCCCAACGCATCCCAGGCATCGACGCCATCGGGCTACTGCTTGTAGTAGGTGCCATTTTAACGCCTCCTCTTTATTGGGCTTGCAGAGGTTTTTCCACTTACATCGTCATTACTTGATTGGGTTGATCGATCCACAAGCAACGCATCGATCTCTTCTTCGGAGAGACGTAGCTGGTTTTTTGACAAATCGTCTTGATCTGGCCCCGGCAAGTACCCCGCTTCCAGCATCGCGCCGGTCCATATATCGCGCAGATACAAAGGCGGACCTTCGCCATCGGCGTATGCCATTATCTGTTCGCCGGTAGCAGACGATCCGTCTTCGAGGACAAATTGCAACCCACCGGTCCGACCTTCGCCCATAGTAGCCCACTCCAACAGTTTCTGCACATCCGATCCACTGACCGGACGTATCGGGTAGGACTTGTCTCCCTCTGGAATAAATTCACCCTCCTCAACTTCCTGTGCTATTCGCTCGTCGCGGCGTCTGCTTCTCCAAGCTGGCTCCCTCACTATACCCGGAATTTGGTTGGTAAACGCTTGAGTGCCCGACTCCCCTCGTGCTTGCATTGCGTTGATGAATGTATCGTAGTCGATATCGGGGATCGGAAACGATTCACCGAGTACTTCGCCGGTAACAGGATCGATGCGAACCCCTGACCCTGGGTTTAGTTCACCGGGCGGTGCTAAGTCTGCTGAGTCTCTTTCAATGCCACCAGCAGTCCTCCACAAGTTATCATCATATGTTCTCGCCCATGGGTTATAAAAAGCCTCCCCCGCTGCACCACGCTTCTTGTCGATGCCGAGCGTATCCCTCATCATTTCTTCGATCTGCGTTAACGTCTGCGGCATATCGTTGAGCCAAGCATCCCAATCCGTATCGGTCTCGCCTTCCTGACCAAGGGCCTCTTCAAGATCCTTCGGCCCACCGCCCGGCAGTAACCCTTCCAGCATCTTCTTGATTTGCCACGGCATGATCCCTGCCAGTGCGCCCATGTCTATCGGTGGCACAATGTCCGTTACAGGGTTCAAGTCCTCCAGAGCGCGTAACCCTCGATCATCCAATATCGGGTTTACCGTTTCCTTCGGTTGCGTCCCACCCTCTGGTGTAAACGGTTGCCACTCCGGTGCCTGTCCTTCCCGTTGACGCCCCTTCGGCAAAAACTCGAAGATGCCCGGTGCATGGAGGAGGTCCGGTGACCGGTTCTGCATACGGTCCGCGTATTGGAAGACGCGACTCATCGCATCCCCCAGGTACTGCTCCTCGTTGGCGATGCGCGACTCGTATAGCCCCTTCATCATTTCCGCTATGTCCGCTTGCGTATCGAAGAGTCGCTCCTGTTGCGGGCCGAATTCGGAACCGCCGCCTTCGCCGCGATTTGCCATATAGAGACTGCCCAATAGTGATGCTGCCGGTAAGGCCCATCCTACCATGATTATTTCTCCCTTGGTCCGTCTGATCCGAGTGCCGAGGCGATCTGTACGCCGTTGAGCCGAAACCACTCATTGGCACCGTTCGTGATTATTTGCATTCGTACGTAGTTGCCTCTCGCCGCCGCCTGGGGACGTATACGCACCCCCGTTGTTGCAGCACCGCCCCAGAAGGCTTTGCCGTACTCACCGGTACCCCAACCCTCTTGACCGGGGTTGCTGATGGAGTCGCTGGTGCCCAACGTCACTGAGTTCATCCCCACGCGGCCCAGGACGGGCCGGACGGTGATATCGTAGTTGCCCTTGGCAAGCGCACTGACATACACCCACCCGTACTGCTTGACCCAATTGGGGCGTCCCTGCGTGTAGGCGCGGGTGTAGATATACTTGCGGTATCCGGCATTGGAACGGTTGTCTCCAACATGCAACTGGAACACCTGTCCCGCGTTATTGGCAACGATCTGCACATACTCGCCGGATAGTTTGTACATCGTCCCCGCCGTCATGTTGACGAGGTCTGCGCGAGTCCACCGTATCGATTTACGCCGCCGTGCCGTGTTGGCGATATAGCACCATGCCGGGACGGTCTTGCCGGTGGCCGGTGACCAAGAGTAGTACTCTTTGCGTTCGTTGTTATACACGGCGAACGTATTGTCGGCATACGCCATGTTGCGCTTACGCACCAGTTCACTGATCGGCTGGCTGGCATCGCGGGTGACGAACGATCCGGCACGGTCTGTGGGGATAAGCGACTCGATCCCGGAATCCGACATGAACATGATGTATCCCCCACCCTCCGGTCCCGCCTCTTGGATCGAGTGGTGGGAGACGGTCCCAATGTTGGGACTTACGATCTCAATGGAGACCTCGTTGATCGTTGCCGCCATCGCCATGCGGAAAATCTTGGTGCGCTTGAAAATGAACAGGTTGCCGGCAAAGGCGTAGAGGCCGGTGATGTCTCCACCGTATCCGCGATAGATCTGTATATGACCACTGCCCGTGCCGGACCAATCCTCGCAGTCGCTGGTGACGCAGTAGTAGAGCGTGTCCCCCTTCGCCAGGAACAACTTGCCCATGAACGCGGTGGGAAACTGGCTGGCGGACGGTGGACTGCCGCCGAGGGCACTGAGGGCGGTGCCGTTGTATTTCTTGACGGCGTCTTGTCCGTTGGCGAGGACGAGGATGTCGGCATTGGTCGTATCGCCATAAAACATCGTGCCCGCCACACGGGTCGTTGCGGTGGTGTTGAGCCCGGTGCCGTCCGTCACCTGGGCGAAATCGCCCGTGGTGCGCTTGTAGATTTTGCCGTCATCACCGGCAGCGACCAACTGCGTCCCTTCCGCATAGTCGAACAGGCCGGTGATGATGGGCGTCCCGCCGATGGTAGCACCCAACTGCTGGTACCCACCCATCGCTTCCGGGTTATCCGCCGGACCCTCATAGACGATGTTGGTCGCATCCCAAAGAGCCCCATCGGGGAAATCGGGGTTGTCCACGGCGTAGGTGCGGTCTATGCCTTCACCGAACCGTTGGTATCCCTCTTCTCGCCATCCCGCCATTATCGACCCGCTGGCTTAGTGTCGAAGTAGATCTGCGACTCGCCCCGCACGTTGATCCCATAGGAGCGGCGATACGTTGCCACACTCATTGAGTTCGGGGTAAGAGTCGTAGGCCCACGGATGAGGTTGATGATGGCGAGTTGATACTGCTGCATCCAATACTGCTGTTCGACGTAGTTGCGGTCCCACTTAGCTGCCCTCGCGCACACGCGGTATTCGACGGCGTCATACGCTATATCGGGCGCATCCCCACCAAAGAGGTTGGCAGTGATCGTGGTATTCTCCGTGTACTTGGTAGAGTACCACAGGTCGATCACATACTGGTCTTTGGGATAGGGCCACAGCTTGTAGGTGATGTTATCACTGCTGTCCGCAATGATCCGCGCCATGACCATCGGCTTGCCGGACGTGTTGCGGTGGAGGTCACCACCCGATGCCGATAACAGTTCCGGCATATCCACAAGGCCGAGCTCGTTTTTCGGACCAGATGATTTGTTGTTACCAAACCACGTCTGCCCGTCAGAGAAGGTCGCAAACTGTACGGAGTCCAGATCGGTAGTGGACAGTCCATACTCGTCCTGTAAGATGACGTACGAGGCCGAGGTGGTGGTGGTGCCTACGTAGGCGGTCTCGATGGTAAGGGTGTGGGGGCTACTGACACTGGTGTCTATGGCAGTGACTTTGTAGGACACTTTATCTGTGCCAACCCGGAGGTACATACCCACCGCGACACTGCCAAAATTGGCAGCATTGCTACCACTGTCATCCTTCGACGTGATGGTCGCAGATCCGTTGGTGGCCGCAACCGTGCCGGTGGTGATATCGTCGGTGGTCGTAAGCGTAGTTCGAGACAAGCCCCAGTTGAATCGCTTACGACTGAGGAGGTCTCGTTTGGCGTTGTTCGCCTCTTCGATCAGTGCTTGCTCTAGGATATTGGTCGATGTGAATGCGGTGATCTCTGGCTCTTTAATATCCTTGAGTGCCGCATTAACCACGTCACCAAGTGTTTTAGCCATGGATCAATAAGCCTTCCATTCAGCGTAGACAAATATGCTGTCGCCGGATGCTGCTGACGTAGTCGTAAGAATCAGATCGGCGGTTATACTTGCTCCCGTAGACTGCAAGATTCCGCCGCCTGGAGTATCGGTATAGTCAAAATCAATTCGTCCCGTTGCCGCTAATGGATGCATGGCAATGGGCACATCGGCTGTATTTGCTTCCAGTTCTAGCTTCGCACTGATGCCCTCAGATGCGATGATGTATCCTTTAACGATTTTTAACGCACTCGTATAGGTCGTCAGAGCACTTAAATCGACTACCGAGGATTCGGAGCCATCGGCAAAATCGCCGGTGCCCGCCCACTCACCGAGCCAGATGGTATACCCACTGTGTCCAGACTGTTCGCTTTTTGTTACTGGTGTTGGTGCCGCCATAATGATGTCCTCTTTATTCGGTTACTGGTCGTACGTGGCGGTGGTGCGGCACCCCGTAAGGCACCGCACCATCGATAGACTAGCTACTGCCCGATACCCCGTAGATACCGCGCACATCGCCCCAACCGGAAGACTGAGCAAACTGACCACTGATCTTATAGTCCTTCGTATCGAAGTCGTATATGTAGTCCGTATTGAACTCTTCGCGGGTGTAGCAAAGCAACTTGTGGTTTTCCTTCTCAGCGAGGAGGAACCACGCGTTGGTATCGGTGAGGTAATCCCACACAACCAACTGCAAGCCCAACCCGTTGATCGGGTTGATTGCCGCAGTCGAGTCACCAGAGGCATCTTCACCGTAGTTGACCGTGGGGTTGCCCGTCGAGTCAAGCAGACGCGCCGCCGTGAACTGATTGTCCGGCGAGACCAGAAGATACTTAGGCCGTATAGCCAACTTCTTGCCCGCGCCGTCCGTGAAGTTCTTGCGAAAGTCCGTGAGACCCGTTTCGAGCGTGCTCTTGGAAAGGTCCGCTTGCGATGACGGTTCGTTTTTGAACGTGCCGCCGTCCTCACGCACATGAAGCGAGGAAAACAACTCAATGCCGTCCGGGCCGGTATAAGCGGAATTAAACCCGTTGTTGAACGTATTGGCGAGGATGGTCTCTTCCGTGGCGTTGGCGGAATAGGCGAGTTCTACCGCCATGTCCTCCATCACCCCGTAGAGCTCGTCCCGCATCATTTCACGGGTGGCCCGCATACCAAGGGCGTAGTCTACGTGCGTAAACGTGCCCTTGTGCCCTTCCGTCATTGAAGAGTAGTTGATCGACTCACCCTCTAGCTTGGTCTGCATGAGGCCGACCCCACCAACGGTCTGCGTGTTTTCCTGGTACTGCGTCGATTCGCGGATGTTATAGAGTCCGCGTCCTATTTTTTCGCGCTGGTCATAGGCATGGTGAATAACCATATCTATGCCGCGCAGAGTGGTAAGATTACTAAAATTACCGGTTACGCTAATAGCTGGCATCGTTAGTTACTCCCTATACGCCTACAGTACTGGAACCGCGACGATGTGCAGCCCACTGGACGATGTAATCACCGTTATCGCCAAGGGCATTCTTCGTGCCGTCAGTATTGTCGCTTAATAGAATGTCGAGAAGCAAGAATTGGTTAACGCCGGAAGCATCGAACGTACTCGTATCGAGCTCCTGTTTGGATATTTTAGTGGTGGTGTTCAACGTGGTAAACGTCGAATCACCCGTTTCGCCAAGATCTGCTAGAACCGTGGTATCACCAGCACCATCGTCCTGTGCTTGCATCATCTGGTTGGGATCAATAGCCAACATGACCCTACCTGCGGTACCCGTAGCAGAATACTCTAGAGACACACCCACTGTATTGCTGATGGTCCCCGCTGCAGCGGCCACATCTACGCCACCGTCCGTGGTCTGTAAGACCACATCGTTAATACCAAAAGCGGCGGCGGCGGCGTCCTTCTGGAGGTGCTTCACTGCAAGAAGCGGTCCCCAAGGCTTGAACCCGTACGCCCTATCTGGATTTGCCATTACGATCTATTACCCTCGCGTATATTGATAGACCCCGTTGCCAGACCGCGTTCGGCGGCTCTAGCAAGGTTACGTGCTTGTGACGCGTCTGCGCCGTGGCGTACTGCCGTGTCGTAGACGGATCGGGCATGACTGTCCAACTTGCGATCAAAGTCCTCTTTGCGAGACGCAAGGTTGTTCTCGTTCTTGCGGGCTAGCGTAGCATCCATCCGTTCCCTCAACTGTGCGGGTGCTCTCATCAACACCATTTCATTGGTGCGGACGGTACCATCCTCACTACTCTGTTGTTGGTGCGGTGTGGAGTCACCCTCTTCCCGTTGAACAAATTCCCACCCTTGGTCTTTGTTGCGGTCCACGTTGCGCGGGGCCACCCATCGGACGCCCCCACCATCGCGGGTCGCACGGTCTTTGATCGATTTCGGGACGTAAAGCATATCGAAAGAATCATCATCATCAACGACTTCCAGCGTTCCGGTTGCCTCGATGATGTTATCGACCTTCTCCAACTGGTGCGGTTTCTCATCCAGACTGCCTCGTTCAAACCCCGCGATAACATGAAACAGGTGAACCCTGCTCATGTGGTTGCGTAGCTTGTCCGGTTGTGCCTTGCCTTCGAGGATGTGACGGAACCCGCAGATAGGACAGGTATGACCGTCCTCCGATTGAGCCGTTGCCCAATCCAAGGCGCGTTCGATGTCTGCCGAATCGTTGGTAGCTTTGGATTTATCTTTCGCTTCGTTGGCGGCGTTGGCTTGCGCCTTCACCGAGGACGGGGCCGGTGTAGTCTCTGACTGTGACATTAGCCTTGCTCCCTAATCATCGCGTTGAGGTCTTGGCCGGTCTGTTCACCCGCCGTATTACGACCCAATCGTTCGAGTGTTTTCATATCGTTTTTCTCGACCAATCCGCGAAGGGTACGAAAGCGGTTTGCCGCATTCTTTAACTGGCCCTGCTCTACTTCCCGTGCTTGGTTGGAGTTGCCGTTTTGCCCCGGTGCCACGGGGGTATTGCTACCCACGGACTTCCGTTGCGTATACGGCTTTACCGCCCCGGACTTGATCTCGTCCATGACGATCTTGGACATGAGTAGATCCATGTTCTGTGGATTCTCTGCCCACTGCGGTTGGGACTGTAAGGCACTTGCTACCTTGCCCGTGATCCGTTCCGCATCGTCCGCACCGATCATGCCCTTACCGACCATGTCTTGGACTTGATTGGATACGTGAAACGTGGACTGTATAGAGCCCGTCTGCTTGTTCACGTAGTCTTTCACTTCCGACATGATCTCGTCTTTACTGGCTACGCCCTGCTTACCGATCTTATGGTTGAAGTGGCGATCCAGCATTTCGTATACCTTGCCACCGGTCTCGTCATCGCCCAGCATCTGCTTGATGTAGAGCTCCTCCGCGTCCGGTTGACCCGCGTTGGGGTCCGGCTGTGGGGTCTGTTGTTGGTTTTGTTGTTGCTGTTGTACTCCTTGGGAATACTGCTGCCACTGCGCTTCTCGTTGTCGAAAAGCCTCTTGCATCTTCCCCAAGTTTTCTTGCGCTTCGTTTTTCTGAGAATTCACCTCTTTGAAGCGGTCATACGGAATCGGTCCTTGTTCACTGGAGTGATCTGACGTGTCACCTGACGATACCGATTCACTTGAGGCGGACGAGTCCCCGTATCCATCCGATCCAGAGGTGGATGAGTCCCCTGCATGGCTTGCATCCGGCGTAACTTCAGACATTAGTAGTCCTTAGAACAAAAAAGTCCGGTGTAGGAAGACCGAGGGGGTGTGGTAGAGGCACTCCCCCCGATCCGGTCCTCTACACCGGACGAGAAATTATTGCTGTTTTACTCTACGGTACTGCTAGTACATCTTGCGCGGGGGCGCAGAAGAATTCTTCTTCTTCGTCCCCTTGGTGCCGCCTTTGTTGGACTTGGACGCTTTGCGCGGCGTCTTCGATCCATACATTTTGTTTCCCGATGGCACGTTGCACCTCCTAGGTTACAGGTTGCCGTGCAGACTTGAGCTCGTGTTGCACGATGGTGTATCGTTTCTCATCCATGCCTCTATATACCACTACCGGCTCGTCCCCCCTGTGGAAACTGACCAAGAAGTATTGCCCGTGGTTGATCATGTTGCGGGCCACCGTATCTTGGACTTTAGGATCGAGACCGGGTTCGATCAATTAACGACCTTGGCGAATCGCTTCCATCAAGGAGACGGGATCTTGCGCCCCGTACCGAGAAGGATCGTCGGTAGTGACGCCTCCACCCATTCCAAAGAGACCACCATGCTGAGTCCCTGGAATAGGCATCTGCGAGACCTCTCCACTGCTTCGATCAAGGATGTAGCGCGTTCCCCCTATGTCAACATACCCATTCTGCTGTAGTTCCATTTCTTTTCCACCGGTAAGTCCATGGATTCCAAAACCTGTTTGTGAAGACGGATCGGAGTACTGCCGTCTGCCCGCGTAATCGGGTATTTGGGTCAACCCACCAAGAGGCCCTGGAATACCTGATTCATTACTGATAGTTCTCCGGGTGCCCGGTTGCGGTCTCTGGGACAATTGCTGTGCATATTGCGTACCGCGTCCCGGTGACCCCGCCATCTTACCGGCCCGTTGCCCCTGTCCTTGCATCACTGCTGACATAAGTCGTTCTATGGCTTGTGGGTCCATTTGTGGACGGGAAGGTGCTGGACCCATCATGCCACCGCCACCCACTGTATTGTTACTCAGCCGATTCATTCTCTGAGGCGCACCACCGGCACCCATCGTCCCTTGCATCATTCGCATAAGTTCTGCCGCTCTATTTGGCATTGGCATGGTGTCCCTCCTAAAGGAGACCGGGTTCGATCAATTAACGACCCCGCCTACGGAACTTCTCTTCCATCATTTGTTTTTCTAATTCTGGCAACATACCGCCCCATTCGGGTTTCATCGCACCGGGACCGCCAACGGCTTGTTCCAGCGTTGTTGGAGTACGCTGATTGGGATAACCCATTGCAGAAGTCGAGTAACGTGACCAGGGGGTTGGGCTTTGAGCAACTTGACCTGTCTCGCGGTCTAATACGTAGCGAATGTCCCCCGAATCCACGTATCCCTGCTTCTGAAGCAGCATTTCATCCTCCGCACTAAGTCCGCCAAACCCGGTTGCCGTACGTCCCGCATAATCGGGCATCATATTGCCTGGGTATGGAGCTCCTCCTACCCGATCACTGGTTATTGGCGGTGCATTGCTGATGCCCCGTATGGTACCGGCGGCGGGCCGTTGCGAATATTGATACCCGTAGTTATTGCCCCTGCCGCTGGCTAATGCTTGCATTAGTTGCTCTGCTGTGCCGTTGTTGCTTGCCATGGTGTCCCCCTAAAGGTTCCTGGCCTGTTCGGCCTTATTGATCAGAAACTTGATCGTGCGTTGTATGCCGTCGATTAC